ACCTTTGGTACTGTACGGGTTCAGGGCAGCGGTCAAACCGGCACTACGTTGATTGTCGCAGATATTCATGCTGCTCCCATTGCTGGTGATGTGTTCACTATTGGTGCTAATACCTACACTGTGGTGTCGTCCTCTTTCTCCTCTGGAGCTAAGACAGCCACAATGGTAATCACACCAGCACTAGCAGTATCTCCTGCAGACAAAGCTACCGTGGTGTTCAATAACCGTGCTATGCTGATCGACGGCATTCTATTCTTCAATAGCCAAGCTCTTGTGCAACGTGGTGGAAATCTTTACAAAGGCCTTAGTGGTGCTTGGAGTAAGGTTAATATCCCATCCTATGGGACAACTGTAACCCCAACTGCAGGGCAGACTGGTGCTAGCTTTACCATTAGTGGTATTACTGGTCAACCCCAAACTGGTGATACTTTCTACATCACTGGTATTGAAAAGGTATATACCCTTAGCATAGAATACCGTAGACTTAAACTCTACAACATGCGTTGCACCTACAACATCGTCAGGAGCATTATGGAGAACCTCATAACTACCGGCAGTGTATCTAAAAGGCTTGTTACTTCCATCAACACCAATAATGGTCTTAGTCCCCGTAAAGTCGTGTCTTGCAAAACGAAGCTTATCATCACCAGTACGACTGGAAGAAAGCCAGACAACAGGTGCATTAAGTGTGGTGGCAGATGCAAGGTTAGGTGTAACAGTCACAGTAGCTGAACCAGCAGTCACAACTGGATCTGCAGTAAGGGTATATACCTTTTCAATACCAGTGATATAGAAAGTATCCCCAGTTTGGGGTTGACCAGTAATACCACTGATGGTAAAGCTAGCCCCAGTCTGTCCTGCAGTGGGGGTTACAGTTGTACCATAAGAAGGGATATTAACCTTGCTCCAAGCACCACTAAGGCCTTTGTAAAGATTTCCCCCTCGTTGCACAAGAGCTTGACTGTTGAAGAAGAGTATACCGTCAATCAGCATAGCACGGTTATTGAACACCACGGTAGCTTTGTCTGCAGGGGATACTGCTAGGGCTGGTGTGATTACCATTGTGGCTGTTTTAGCTCCCGAAGAGAAAGAGGACGACACCACAGTGTAGGTATTAGCGCCAATAGTGAACACATCACCAGCAATGGGAGCAGCATGGATATCTGCGACAATCAACGTAGTACCAGTTTGACCACTGCCCTGCACACGTACAGTACCAAAGGTTGGTACGAAAGTATCAGAAGTTTTTTCAAACCCCAGAATACGACGATAGCCACCTTGTACAGATGGCTCAAAGTTTACCAGTTTTCTTGCTGAACCCGGAGCTTGTAGACCTTGCTGCAACGGGCTGATATTGGTGATTAGGCCACCACGGAGTTCAATTGGAAACGTTTCCCAAGCTGTAGGCATCTATCGAACTCTCTTGTCTCGGATGTATTCGTATCGGTTAATATAGATCGTACGCATCTGTTCTACCCCACGGCGGAACTTCTCTTCTGACACTGTCGCATCCTGAGTGTTGCCACGGAACAAGTAGACGTAGTACATGGCCCCATCCTCCACAACACCCCTAAACATTTCAGGTACGGTTGGTATATCAGTAGCAGAGGTCATATCAACTGGAAGATTGTAGTACTCAAACACCACTTCATAGGCATTGTCTGGAACAGGTACCACACCAAATTTCATATCGGGGGTTCTGAACACTTGTAAGGGTGAACCAGTCTTAGGTGTAGCATTGTACTCTTGATCTACAAATTTCTCAAGATAATCTTCGTAGGACAAAATACTAAGCTTCTTGGTAGCATTATTAAAAGTCACGTTACCCTTAAGACGAAAGGTATCGTAGTCAACAGTCTTAGTCGTTGCAGGTAGTGTGTACCGTGTTTGACCAACTACCAAAGTTTCAGTTTGAGTGTTATGATTGAATGGCCACTCAAATTGCTCGTGATTGATTTGACGAATAGCAGAGTTAACAGCATTTTTAGCTGTGTCGTAGAAACCAACCGCAGACCCAAAGTTGACCTCGGTAAGAGGAACTTCGTTCACACGTTTGTTAATGTCGTTCACCAAACCAAGAAAATTGTAAGCCATGTTATCCCTTTAGACAGCAAAAAGGGCCAGCCTATGAAAACCACAGACCAGCCCCAAAAGCTTTGTTTAGAACTTAGCCGAGAGTGTTGCGATCAGCAGCTTCACCCTTAAGTACCGACTCATTCACATCTACCACAACAGCGAAGATACGAGCAGCAATGGTACCCGGAGAACCCGAGATCGTAGTCACAGCATCAACCGTGTCAGCAGCAGCGACAAGACCAGCAGTGGTGCCGATACGGATAGTACCAGCAGCAACGTTGTCAAAGCTCACGTCGTTAGCAAACACCGTGGTACCATCAGTCACGTCCAGAGTGTACGTGGTAATATCCGGTACAGCAGAGTAGACTTCAACACCAGCAGCAAGAACAAGAGAACCAGCGGGAACAGCGGGACCAACAGTGGTGCCCGAGGTAGCAGCAAGCGTAACGTATTTTTCTACAACGTACGCCTGATTACGCAGAGATTGCGAGATAGCCATTTAGAGTATTCCTTTCAAAGATTGGGGGTCAACCTGAGTCAACCCCCTATGGCCAATTAGGCGAGGTTATAGCGAGCAACAGTCAGGGCTTCCGGGCGCAGGATCTTACGACCATACAGGTGGAGGCCACGAACAATGTCAGCAAACGAGTCAGGGTCACGATACTGCTCAGTCTTGTTGATCTGCTCTGCAGTGGCAACAGCCGAGTTATGACCAGCCACAATCACACCGAAGTTGGTGGACTGAGCCGAAGTACCCGTGGTAGCTGCGCCAGTACCAACCGAAGGCAGGTTGTTCGAGACGAAGATGCGGAAGCCGTTCCAGTTCTGGAGAACCAGACCATTGCGCAGGCCACCCGACTGACCGTAGTCAGCATTCAGGAAGCGCGAGTCTTCGTCCGACAGGACTTCCATCATAACCGGATCAATGACTAGCCAACGACCTTGCTTATCCACGTTCTGTTGGTCCAGAAGACGGCCCATGCGGTTGATAAGCATAACAGGCGACACGTAGGCAGTCGGCAGAGCGGTGGCACCGGGCAGACGAGCAGCAACCGGGATCGAGTCACCAGTCGTACCAGCAGCCGAGAGGTTACCAAAGTTCGGACGCGACAGCTTCATGGCAGTCAGCAGCTCGTCAGTACCAGCACCAGTTACGGCAACAGTACCCGAGGTCGTGGTGTTGACGGCGTTAGCATTGGCATGAGCAGCAGACTGTTTGTAACCCGACAGGTAGCCAAGGACTTCTTGGTCATGTTGGTCAGCCAGACGATAAGCAGCACGATCAGTAGCCATCGACTGGAAGTTCACATGCGAGTGAGCAGCTTCGATGTCATCAACCTTGAAGCTGAAAGCATTTGCCTTGTCGATAACAAGGGTGAAGTCCTCATCAACCAGCTCTTGAGCAGTCAGTTGCTGACCACGAGCATAGGGGGTAACCGAAACTTCCGGCTCTTTGATGATGCGAACGCTATCACCCATGTTGGCGATTTCACCAAAGTAGTCCGAGTTAGTGATCTCTTGAACAACAGACTTCTTGCGGAAAGCAATTTGAACCTTCCGGGAGTAGATTACCGGCGAGAAGTTGCCATTCGGCAGTTGGCCCCAGCCGGGAGCACTTTGAAAAGCCATATTAGAATCTCCTATATATACGGCATATTGTTTTAACATCACAGAGTGTGATGAAATAACGAACAAACCAGCTATTAAGAGGCCGTCTAATATGAGGTGTCGCTATAATGGGGATCAGCCTAAGCGAGGCTCAACAAGAAAGGGTAGTCTTATGTGTTATTCGTTTTAGGGAATTGGCACCAGAGAAAGGATTTGAACCTATGACACGCGGTTTTGGAGACCGCCGCTCTACCACTGAGCTACACTGGCTTTGGGAGAACCAGAGGGTGTCTCAATAAGAGAGGCCTCTGGTTCAGATTAGTGTCAGTTATACGAGATAACTTTTTAATGTCAAGTAGCTAATTAACGAGCTGCACCAGACATGTCGTAATTAAAGCGACCAGAACGAATTGCTTCGGTAATCTTGTCTTCGAGTTTTTCGTACTCACGGTCAGACATTTTAGCAATCTGAGATTCCGAGTACTCAAACTTACCCTCAGATTGGTCGAAGTCAGGTTTAACCCGAGTCTTAATAACAGAGGCTGCCTCCCGACTAGCTTGTTTCTGCGACTTCTTATCAAGACCCTTGTCAGCCTTATAAAGATCAAGCACTCGGATCAATGCTTGTGGGTCGTCAGGGTTGTCGTACACTGCGTCCTGAATCCACTTTGGCTGAGACTCTGCCCAATCGTGAAACTCATCCGAGACCTTAATATTATCAAAGTCTTCATGCTTTGCTTTAATAGCTGCCTCAGCTTTTTGACGAGTAATCTCCTGACGCTCTTCATCAATCTTTTTAAGACGATCTTCTGCACCAGAGAACTTCTGTTGGGCTTCCCGAGCAGCAAGAGCCTTAACAATAGCTGCAACCTCTGGGTGACTCTTGACCCAAGCATCAATGTCTTCATCAGACTTCGGAGGAATTACAGTTGAACCTTGCAATTGAGACTTCAAGTCATCAATTTGTTTCTGAAATTCTTTTTCCTTGTCGCTCATATGACGACGAAGATCCCCATAACGCTTCTTAAAGGACTCCTCTTCCCGTGTCAGAGGCTTATCTTCCTCTTCTACCACCTTCTCGTCTTGTTCAGGCTCAATAACTACAGCACCCCTAGCAAGTGCTTCTAGCTCTTCCAGCTCTTTTTCTTGCTCTTCGATGCGCTGACGATTACGGCGGTTGTAACCACCATCTACAAAACCAGCAACTTTGTTATTCTCTACTGCGATAGTAGCAGCCATATACTTTATCCTTTGTTTGGGGTCACAATTAGTGAGTAGCCATTTTTACTATAATAGGGCTTAATAGTCAACACTTTTTACGCTTTTTTGACAAGGCCACCCTTTGCCCTGCCACCACCATAACCAGAGGTATCCGTGGTACCCATGGAGTACCCACCTCCAGTTGATTTATCCTCTTCGTCTTCTTCTTTACCGAGGTTGTATCCACCACCCCCGGTTGTAGGTTTAGCACCACCAGTAGATCCACCGAAGCTGAGTGAGGTATTAGCACCCCCAACTTCACGGGTGTCTGCAGGAGCAGTTGTGTTAGGTGCAGAAGTGGAAGTGTTACTAAAGCCTAGTGAAGTACTTGGGCCACGGAAATCCCCCGGAGCTACATCACCACCACCCTGACTATCTTGGAAAGTGTCCTGACGAGAACTTCCTTGAACTTCGTCATCACCACCAATACCAAACAAACCCTCGACAAGGTTACCCAAAAGGCCGCCACCAGTTTTCTTATCTTTACCAAGAGCAGCACCACTAAGGTCGCTGGTCAACGAAGTGGCCCGATCTTTTTCAAGAAGTCCATTTTCAGAACGTTTACGTACTTCATCTTCATAAAGTTTGAGGGTGTTGTTATACCCAGCCTTAATGGCCATACCAAAAGGGCCACCAATAGCACCAGCAACTTGGGTCAAGCCTTGGGTAAACTTGGCTTGTTTTTTAATCTTTTCAACCTCAGCCTCCAACTCTTCATTGGAAAGTTCTGCAGGAGTTTTTGCAATCTCACCTTCAGGCTTGTCACGATCTTCTTCGTTGCTAAATGTATCGGGTTTCTTGACTACCTCACCAGTACCCACGGCTTCATCTTTAGGTACAGAACCTTCTGGGAAATATCCCTCAGGTACCTTAGTCATGGGTGTCCCGTCAATAAAGAGTACTGACATACGCTTGCCGTCTTTGGTTACGTAAGACTTAGTTTGGATACCAGTGTCGCCAGAGCCGTAGGCAAAGTCTTGCGGATTGAAGGTTTGATTTACTACACCACCCTTAGCCATCTCGACTTCCCCTTCCTCCTCGTCTTCAAACTCCAGCTCCTCATCTTCAAATGGAAGGTCGTCATCTTCTACCATTTCCATCTCAGGATCAGCCCCACCAATACGGCCATCCTCTTGCATAGAGGACATACCCTCTTTAGCTTTTTTACGAAGCTTTTCAAAGTATGCGACACCGAAGAAACGAACCACGTCTGCGGGAACTACGTATTCGCCCTCAGACAGTTTAGCTTCCACGTCGTCACGAACCTCCTCTGGGAGAGATCCGGGTGGAACCTCATTACCGCTCACTGGATCAACAGTTTCACCACCTGCACTGAGGCCACCCTCAGCGAACAGTTTCTTGGTTTCGAGGTCAAGCGTCCCTTGCATTTACTACATCCCTTAGTTTTTTAAGTTTGTTGAGAGTAGAGATGGAACCCTGACTCCGATAGATTGTGATTGGTTCTTGTGTCTGCTCCAAAACTTTTCTCTCTTTCTCAATCATGTCGTCAAGTTCAGAAAGGAAGCTTTGGAACAGTATATGGTTGTTGACTAGTGCCTTTAAGCTCACTGCTGCCCCTCACCAGTATTGGCTGCAAATCCGGGTTCTCCGGGTTGAGGTACTGAACCAGTTCCAATAGTACCACCACCAGCGCCTGTTACATCTGCGGCTTGTGCCCCAGCTTGAGGTTGTTGCGCCTCTGGTGCAGGAGCTTGAAACTTCTTAAGCAACTCCGCTTGGATAGCCGCAGCACCCATAGAGTTAGCAACTTTATCTGGGTCGAGGTCCATACTTTTTGCAATCTCACGAATAATGTAGTCCATCTTCGCAAATGGAGCAAGCACAGGGTTCTGTACGACACCAAGGAATTGCATAAGACGTTGACTACGTACCTCATTGGCCATCAGAGATTCAGTACCCTCAGCCTTAACCTCAAGATCACCTTTGATTGCCTCATCAAAGTCAAACTGCATGTTGAAGTGATAGAGAGCTTTACCCAAAGGCCCCAGAAGATAATCGTCAAAGTTTTTAACCACAGTACGAATAGATCCGTTAGCTGCGGACATCAGCATAGAGATACCAGAGGCTGTACGACCAACACCACTGACACCAGTCTGACCGTGAGCAAAAGAGGGGAACCCAGTGGACTCATCTGCAAGCTGTCGGGCCTTGTCGAACATCTGCATGTTTTCATTAGACACGTTGGGGAAGCTTGTACCAAAGATGGCCTGACCGGGAGCACCACCTTCACGTCGGAATACTTTACCGGGGTATACACTAAGGTCTTGTCCGGGAACTAGGTTACTCTCATCTACTTCGATCAGGAGGTTACCAGACAAAGCAGCATTATCAATGGCCATACGCATAAAGCCATTCATAAGTTGTTGAGTGTCGTCCATATTCTCTGCAACACCGATACCAAAGAAGCTATAAGGATTAACTTCGTAGGGGACAGCATAATATGGGATATGAGCTGGCTTGAAGGGGTTCATTACCAAACGAATAACTTCGTTATTACAAACCCAAATGTTTACCGATACCTGCTCCATAAGACGTAGTTGCTTGGGGATAATAAGCCCATAAGACTTAAGAACGTCTGTGTCAACGTAACCCCAATACTCCAACACCTCAAAGCGCTCGGTCACTGCATCAACCTGATCATCTTCCATCACCTGCTCCCACCACTCTTTGGTGTAGCTTTCCCCGTAAGTAAGCGCAAGATCAATGGCTTTGGCACGGAAGTAAGGACGACGCTTAAGGGCACGAAGCTGAGAACGAGACATCTTGTGTCGCTCCACTACATACTCTGCCTCTTCCATATTAACTGCATCTGGGTCTGGGTAGAAGTTCCAAATAGATACAGAAGAAGTTTGAGGTACAAGCTTGATTGTCGGGTCATACTCTCCGCCCTCATTCCAGTTAGGGTACTCTTTATCTACTGCAAACGGACCCTTCATAATACCAGTGCCAAAGAATGCACACTCAAAAGCTGTGGAGCGAAGATGCTTCTTGGCATTAGACTCCTCCAACTGGTCGTGGATTTTCTTCTCCATCTTCTTGGCAGCAACCATCGCTGGGTGGAATGTAACCTCAGTAGGCCCAACACCATCACCCTCTTTCAGCTTACCAATCACCGGAGCAAGCTCTTGCTTCATACCAGCAAGACGTTCAGCAAGGTCTACTGCAGTTTCTCCGGGAAGGAGTTTAGGAAGCTCTTTAGGTTGTTGAGGGATACTCTCAGCCTGCGGATTAGTCTCAAAGGAAACACTCTCTGCAACACCCTCTGGAAGGGTTGTAGGGTTAATTGAGATAGGGAATCGGTTATTACCAAACAAAACTTCTGTGATCTGCCCGTAAGCAGCAAGCACTTTGGTTTTTGTTACTTTGATAAAGACACGAGACTTTTCCGTTTCAGTGAACTGCACCTCGGGGCCGTAGATACCACGGTAGTTGCGGTAGGCTTGCAACCAACGGGTTTCCTCACCCTCACGGGCATCAGAAGCACGACGATAACGATCCTGCACGAGATTCACAATCGTACCTGCAGCCTTATCAGGGCCAGTACCTACATCTTCCAAAGCGGATGCAGAGCTTTCATCCATAGAGAGTTTATCTTCAATTTCCATGTTTTACCTTACTCAGTACCCAAACTTTGAGTCTGACATCTTAAATCTTTCAACGCTGG